TGTACGTCTCCATCTGCTCGTAATAGGTCGGAATTATCATAGATAATCCAACTTTTCCGAGTTCCTCTTGTATACGAGTACTCCAGAACTCATACACGGTTTGCGGATGGAGAGAGAGTTCCATGATCGTTTGTTCACAGTTTTCGATGGTTGCCGACTTGTGGGCTTTTCCACGTATCCAATTGGTTATCTCGAGAAGATTCTCAAGGTCCATGGGTGCGAGGTAGGTCCCATCAAATTGAAGGGCAAACTTTCGCTTTAAGAAGGCGGTATCTTCCAGACGTTTGTAAGGGAGAATCGCGCCACTCTTGGTCTCATCGGTGTATGTAAGGCCAAAGGAAGCAAGTGCGGTGGTCAAAGTTGTTTGATTGAACCAACCAATTATTTCGGTGCTGACGGATTTCACGTCATCATCGCCATAAATGGTTTCAGCAACATGCTTTCTATAGTCACATACAGCGGGGAGGCCACGTTCTTTCTTGAGTAACATGTATGCAATTCGCATAACAATGCCGTTAAACAATGAGTTGATGATGACAGTCAGAGGATTTCCAGATGGTTGTGAGTGAGTTTTCCGAATCACTTCACCACGCACTAGGATATCAGCGTTACAGATGTGCTCCCAAAGAGCAGCTCTGATCAGCTGGTTGTCTGGACTATCACCGTACCACTCATTAATCTTTTCCAAGATTTTAACAAGCACTTGCATCAAGAGAGATCCATCGAAGTTGGAGAAGTCACCTGCTATCATATTGTTTCCTTTAGACAGCAAGTGATGGGCAAGTTTAGTCCATTCTAGTGAATAGGGGTTAATGCCAACGGCAATACCATTATTGATTCTGTTTCTCATAACATGAGCAGCAAAATCAAGAAAGTATTGTCGCATGGCAATTACAAGATGTTGGGGGCAGGCTTCGAAAACACGAGTTTTTCCTGCATCGACTTTCTCGTTAGGGCGTTTCTCGTCTTTGAGAGTAGCAAGGGAAATAGCATTTCCACGGATTCCG